GCGAACGATATGCTAGACGCGCTCGATGCGAAGCGGGCGGAAGTGCGCGCGCGCCACATTGCCGAAGCGCGTGCGAACGCAGGCCGAAGGAAGTAGGATAGAGCCATGGCCCTCGGAGGCGCACTGCGCGAAGTCTTTGCCATCTTCGGCGTCGAAGTTGACAAGGAGAAGAACCTCGAGAAGGGCCATCACGAGGTCGAAGGACTCAAGGAAGCCTTCGAGGGGCTAGTCGCAGCGTTCGCTAGCAGCGAACTGATCCACATGACCCGGGAGTTCGGCGAGGAGCTGGGCCACCTGAAGGTCGTTTCCGAGCAGACGGGCATCGCGACCGACCAGTTGCAAGAGCTCGACTTCGCGGCTCAGCTCACAGGCGGCAGCGTCGAAGAGATGAACAATAGCCTCGTGCTACTGCAGCGGTCCCTCGGACACGCGCAGGCCACGACGGGGCCACAGGTTCAGGCCCTAAACGAACTTGGGATTGCGTTCCGGGATAGCGCTGGGCAACCCAAGCCCCTCAACGACATCCTGCCTCAGATCTTCGATAACTTCGGGAAGCTGAAGTCCGAAGCGCAGCAAGCCGAAGTCGCGACCTCGCTCTTTGGTCGCAGCGGCGTGAAGCTTCTCCCCACCCTGCGCAAGGGTAGCGAAGGGATGGAGGAGTTCCGCGAGCAGCTCGGGGAACTGGGCGGCCCCGTCAGTGAAGAGACGATCGAAAAAGCGGAGGAGATGAACCACGCTTTTGCGAAGATGGACAGGGCTTTCTTCAATCTGAAGGCTACCATCGGCGCCGAGGTCTTTCCGCAGGTCGAAAAGCTTGTCGAGGGCGTAGCGCACGGCATCGCCAAGATTAGGGAGTTCACACAAGGCACCACGCTCGCAGAGAGCGGGACGCTAGCGCTCGGCATCGCCATTGCTGGTCCGCTGCTTTCTGCGCTCGGTCCGCTCATCAAGCCGGGGCTCAAGTTCGCTGCGATCTTCCTGGCGATGGACGACGCGATCGCGTTCCTCGAAGGCAAGGACTCAGTCATCGGCGCCATCCTCAATGGGTTCTTCGGCCCGGAGACCACGCAGGGGGTCCGCGACTGGCTGCAGTCCATCGTCGGTAGCTTCAAGGAGCTGAGCGCGTCCGGGGTGAGCATCTTCCACGCGATCGACATGGCATGGGGCGACGTCCTGAACGATATGTTCACGGCGTTCGACTCCTTCATCCTGAAGGTTGATCAAGGCTGGAATAGCATGGTCGATGCTCTGCACCTGCCGGACTCCTTCAAGATCGACACCACGGATGCCGAGGCACGGATCGCCGGCGATAAGGCGCAGCACCAGGCGTTCGAGCAAGAGGCGTACGACTCCACGCACCCCGAAGACGTGAAGCGCCGGCAACAGGAGTATGCTGAGGCCAACGGCACGGGCCGGCGCGATAACCCGCTCACGAAGGACGACATCCGGGGAGCGTTCGGCCTACCGCCGAAGCCCGGCGCAGGCGCAGGCCCCGAGGTGCGCCACGGCGTGGGGCTCACGCCGGAGCAGGAGACCGACCCGCAGGCGCTGTTCAAGCACCTGCGAGAGCAGTCGCAAGCGCGCGCGGCGAGCCTGCAGGGGCAGTACGGGGCCGCGTTCGTGCCCCCGACTACTGCGCCGGTGCCGGCCACGACCGGGCATAATGAGTACCACGTCGACGCCCGCACCACGGTCCACGCCACCACGCAGAGCAGCGCCAAGGACATCGCGGACCTGGTCGGGCAGAAGCAGAAGGAGTCGTGGCGCAACGCCTATGAGTCCATCACGCAGAGGAGCGCCGCGCCATGACCCCCGTAGCTGATCTTCCGTACATCGAGTATGTGTCGAAGGCGGGGTCCACGAAGCGCATCTACGCGGACGCTTGGATGAGCGAGGACATCGACGCCACGGCTACCGCCACGCAGCACGCGGTCGAGTCTGGCTCTAAGATCTCGGACCACATCCAGCCCGACCCCGTGCCGATCAAGTGCACGCTCTTCTTTAGCGAGGAGCCGATCCGCGCGGACCTCGACCCCACGGTCAAAGGGCATCAGCAGACGATCCCGATCAGCTACCCCGCGTACCCGAACAACACGCCGCTGCTCTCGCCCGGCGGAGTGACGAACCTCGTCGGCTCCGGCGTGAGCGCGCTTGCGAGCGCCGTGGGCTTGGGCTCTGGGGGCCTGCCGAGCAGCTATACGGCGCTCAAGTTCGACGCCCCGCCCGGGCGCCTGCGCACGGCGTACCAGACGCTCATGCAGCTGCGCCAGGACCGGACGCTGGTGGCGATCGGCACCACGGTCGCCCGGTTCGAGGACTGCGCCCTGACGGGCGTGCACATCGCACGCAAGGCTGAGGACGGCACCGGCGGTGCGATCGATCTGACGCTGGAGCAGATTACCTTCGTCACCACGGAGGAAGCTAAGGCTGTGCCCCTGCCGCTGGAGCCCCGTGGGCAGATCAAGACGGACGCCAAGGGCAAGGAGGGCGCGGTCGACCCCGGCGCACAGACCGGCATCTTGAAGGGCCTGCTCAACGGCGCAGGTGTAACCGCGGCAGGGAGCGGGATCTGATGCCCAGCATGGGCAACAGCCTCATCCAAGGCAACAGGCGGCACCGATGCACTACGTAGTCCTCCCGCTCGACATGGGCTTGATCTCCGCGCGTTGCACGTTCAGTGGGACGGACTTCGTCCTGGACCTCTATTGGAACGCTAGGCAGGCCGCTTGGCTCATGAACATCAGCACGGCAGACAACGAGTTGCTGGTCTCTGGGATCACGCTCACCAGTAACCGCCGGCTGCTGGAGCGGTACAGGTACATGGACGCGCTGCCTGCCGGGGACCTCATGATGGCCGACCCTACGAGCACGATCGACCAGGCGAACTTCGAGCAGTTCGGTCGAGAAGTGCAGCTAGTGTACTTCGAGCCCGAGGAACTGCCGTAGCGTGGCCCTCGCAGGCGCGGCAGGCGACCCCCTGCTCGACATCGATCCGGAGCTGGTGCGCGCGGGCAAGAACGGCAACCCGCTCAAGAAGCGCATCATCAAGCTGCAGGTCGACACGCTCAAGTTTACCGGCGTCGCATACCCCGGGCTCCGCATCACGTTCAAGGCGGTCAAGAGCACGCGCAAGGAACCCAACACTTGCCAGATCGATATCTACAACTTGAACGAGCAGCACCGCGAGGCACTGACCAAGGTGAAGAAGCCGGTCGTCGTCCTGGAGGCCGGCTACGAGCACGAGACGACGCAGCTCTTCTTCGGCGAGACGATCCACACCACGCACCAGCGCAAGGGCACGGACATCATCACGACGCTCAGCACGAGCGACGGCGGACCGAAGCTGCGCACGGCGCGCATCAAGAAGACCTTCGGCAAGGGCGTGAAGCCGAGCGCTGTGCTGAAAGCGTTGGCTGATGCCATGGGCGTCAAGGTCGGTAACCTGAAGGACGCGCAGAAGAAGATCGACGCAGGCAAAGCAGCGAACCTCTACATCGAGGGATGCTCCCTGCAGGGCCACGCGCCGAACGAGATGGATGCGCTCTGCCGGGCCGCGGGCTTCGAGTGGTCTGTCCAGGACGGCGCGCTGCAGGTCGTTGCCGTGGGGCAGACCGTTGGGCAGTTTGCGACCGTGCTGAAGGATAGCCTCATGCTCACGACCCCCAGCGTGAGTAACAAGAACATCGTCGAGGGGCAGACGTTCATCCAGCACGACTTTCTGCCGGGCCGCCAGATCCAGATCAAGACCGAGCTCGTGAAAGGCGTGTACCGGCTCGAAAAGTGCACCTACCACGGCGACACTTACGGCGACGATTGGTTTACTGACTTCGAGGCGAAAGGGAAGCCCCCCACGTGAACACGAGAGACCCCGTAGCCTTCGGGCCCTACACCGTTTCGCTCGACTCCCAGCATTCCTGGCACGCCGTGATCCGCCGCATCGATGGAGGCCCGCCGGAGCCCACGTGGTACGAGCTCCAGCATATGAAGTGCCTGGCGTTCGGATCGCACGCTCGCGCGGTCGAGATCTTCCCCGAGCAAGCGAAGCTGTACGACACTGCGAACATGCGGCACCTATGGCTGGTGCCTGATGCCGTGCAGACGCCGTGCCTCTCCACCGGCAAGGGCTGGGGCTACCCATGACTAGGGCCAGAGGCGTTTCACGCACGCAATCGACTCCCGCCGGCACTTCTCGATCTGCTTCCGAACTTTCGCCCGGCGATGCTTGCGAAGAGCGGCCAGCACTTTTCGGGAGTCTCGTTCGATCTTCTTCATCCTATGTACATACAACGAATCCTAAAGAGGAGCAAGTCCCATGAGCGACCGCGCCAGCCCCGAGATCGAGAGCCTCATCGCAGAGGCGATCGAAAGCTACATGGGCAACGTCCATGTCTCGCTCCCCGGCATCGTGGAGAGCTACGACGCGGCAACGCAGACGGCCACGGTCCAGCCAGCGGTCAAGCGCCCGATCATGAGCGAAGATGACGTACTGCAGTGGGAGGCGTACGAGCCGATCCAGAACGTGCCGGTAGAGTTCTCTGGCTCGACGTCGCTGAGCTTCCACTTCGCACTCTCGCCCGGCGACACCGTGGTGCTGTGCTGGCAGGACTTCTCTATCGCTACGTGGCGTAATACGGGCGCCGTGAGCGAGGCCGGCGACACCCGCAAGCACGGCAGTAGCTATCCCATCGCGCGCCCCTGGTACCGCCCGAGCGGCGGGCCCGGCCCAGATACCGACAACAGCATCGGGCTCCCCGGCGGCCTGCGCATTCAATTCACCAGCAGCGCGGTCAAGGTGGGTGAGGGCTCCGACTTCGTGGCGATGGCTGCGAAGGTGGACGCTCGGATCGCGGCCCTCGAGACGTACGTGACGTCGCACACGCACCCAGTCGCGGGGGTGACGGCGGGCCCTGCTGCCGTTGTGAGCGCGCCTCCTGCCGTTCCCCCTACCCCGGGCAGCCCGACCGCATCTAGCAATCTAAAGGCCGACTAGGGGCGTGGCACGGTTCGTGCTAGGCTGGACCCGTGATCCCCGTCGACTTCAAGCAGGATGGCTCGGGCGATTGGGACTTCACCAATGGCCTGCAGCAAACCACGACGATCGTGGAGTACGTCCAGCTCAAGGTCACGACGACCATGCAGTTCTTCCTCGGGGAGTTCTTTCTCGACCTGCGCAAAGGCATCGCCTTTTTCAAGTACGAGATTGGGCAGCGCTTCGACCGGCGCCTGCTGACGACGCTCTTCACGCGCGCGGCTCTCGCCACGACCGGCGTGGCCGAAGTTGTGGACATGTCCATGACCCTGGATCGCCAGACGCGCAAGCTCACGCGCATCATGCGGCTCAAGTGTGTCGACGGCAGTGACGTCGTGGCCAAGGACCTCATCATCGGAGACATCTCGTGACCAAGACCGAGCAGATCGATCGCCACGAGCGGCATCCGGGATGCCGCCGCTTCCTCAAGCGCCGGGCCGCGCGCATGGTGCGTCGTGACAAGGACTTCGACGGGCCCGTGCGACGCGTGTTTCGGGGGTACTCGTCGTGACCGACTACGGCGTTACCGAAGCGGGCTTCACGGTGAAGCCGCTCACGCAGATCCGAGCGGACATCAACGCGCGGCAGCTCGCCTCACCGAAGATTGGCCCGGCGCAAGACGTGAGCGATGAGTCCCCGCTCGGGCAGATGAACGCCGCGATCGCTGCGGAGATCTCCGAGGCGTGGGAGCTCGGCGCAGACGTCTACTCCAGCAACGACCCCGAGGCCGCGGTCGGGGTCCCGCTCGATAACGTGTGCTCGCTCACGGGTACTACCCGCCAGGGTGCAACGCCCAGCGTCTGCAAGGACTGCGTCGTGAACCTGGAGCCCGGGGCGACGCTGCACGAAGGCGATCTGGCTGCGGTCGACGGCCGCCCGGATATCATCTTCCAGTGCGCCGCGGACGTCACGAACAGCGGCGGGGTAGCGGCAGACTTCACCGTCGACTTTACCTGCACCACGGACGGCCCGATCCAGGTCAACGCCGGCACGCTCACGCAGAAGGTCTCCGGGGTAACGGGCTGGAACAGTATCACGAACCCCGCCGACTGCGCGCTCGGCCGGAACGTAGACACCACGCTCCAGCTGCGGCAGCGCCGGGTCGGGCAGCTCGCACTGCGGGGCGGGAGCACAGCGCGCAGCCTGCGCGCGGACATCCTGAACATCGCCGGGGTCGAGAGCTGCGTCGTCCTGAACAACAAGACGGGGCTTGCTGATGCGAACGGCGTGCCCCCACACAGCTACGAGGTCCTGCTCGACGACGGTGCCGTGCCCTCGGTCGAGGACGACACGATCGCCCAGGCGATCTTCGACCAAGGCCCGGCGGGCATCCAGAGCAGCGGCCTCGAGTTTGGCGACGCGACTGACGAGTTCGGCAACTTGAACCGCGAATACTTCACCCGCATCGAGCGGAAGAACGTGTACATCGACTACGCGGTCACGGTGAACACGGCGCTATTCCCTACGGACGGCATCGACCAGATCAACGCTGCGATCGTGGCAGCTGGTGCGGCGTACAATCCCGGGGATACGGTGGTGGCTCTGTACCTGCGAAGTCAAGCCTTCAGCATCAGCGGCGTGGTGGACGTGCCGAGCTTCACGCTGGGGTACGCTCCGAGCCCGGGCGGCACCTCGAACCTCACCACCACGGCGCGGCAGCGCGCCACCTTCGACGTCGGCAACTGCAGCGGGGCCGTAGCATGAGCATGCTCCTCACCTTGCCGGATGGCTCCGAGGTCGAGATCGAGGACACCACGCTCTCGGTCGAGACGGAGCTCGGCTCGGTCACGGCCCACCGCAACAAGGCGAAGAGCCGAACGATCGAGCGCTGGAAGAGCCCCGAGGGCTACGCGGCCGTCCGTGCCAGCTACGCGGACGAGATCCAGGAACTGGAGAACGCGCTCTGGTCGATCAAGTATAGCAACCTGCTCGACGACGCGTTCGGCGTGAGCCTGGACAAGATCGGGCGCATCGTGGGCGAGGGCCGAGACGGCCGCAACGACGCCAGCTACCGCGTGCGAATCAAGGCGCGCATCCGGGTAAACCAGAGCTTCGGGCAGCCGCAGGACTTGCTCGCGGTGTGCTTCCTACTGGAGCCGACCGCGACCTTCCGGTACTTGAAGACTCCGCCGGCCGCATACGTGATCACGGTCGACGGCCCGCTCGCGGGCTTCGCTACGGCGGCGGAGTTGGCTGAGCTCCTCGGGGAGGCTTCA